AGGTAACGGCCATTACGGATATGCAGAGCTATTTATAGACAGAGAAGCCTAATGACCGGGAGGCGTAGGAGTAGCCGTAATCAGCTGCCCCGTCGCACCACTGATGTCCCCATCATCGGTGACCAGCTTACCGGGATAGAACGGCAGGGGAACAAGGCTTTCGCAAGAAGCCTCAATCGTGGTGTTGTTCGCATCATTGGAACTCTTACCCCACTTCTGACCGGGCTTCACAGAAGTATGGAAACCAGGGTCACCAATAAGGCGTGCCTTACCATCGCGCTGGAAGATAACGATAACTACGTCATCATTATTCATCATCGCGATAGTTCCGGTAGCCTTTTCGGCAGTACCCGGAATAGGCAACGTAGCCTTATTGTTGAAATGGAAAGAGCCATAAGCCCCTACCTGCTCACTTTCAGGTTCCATCTCATTAGGCATAAGGTCAATACGGTGGAACTTAGCGTCAGCCGCGAGCACAAAATCGCCGTCATACACCGCAACCTTATCGATTGCGGTGGCTGTTGCAAACGGCAATTTCGGCCAGCTGACAATTTTATATTTTTGAAGGAAATACGCCTTCTCTATAGCGCCAGGCATTGAAACCTGACCCTGACAATGCTCGACACTCTTATAGAGGTCGGCCATTTCTGTACAACTTTTAGCCATATTTTTGCAAATTAACAGTTAGACATTAGGGCTTGTACTTAGCCACAAGCAAACGTTCGGGGCTGAGAGACTCAAACTGACAGCCGAAGAACATCGTCATGATGAACTGCAGCACGAAAGCCTTATGCTTTTCAACGGCAACGGTTTCCTCTTCACCCATTTGATTGACACCAACGAGCATATTGTTCTTTGTTGTCAGATGGATGTAATCAGAACCACTCTTGTTTGCAAGCGCAACAATCTCACAACGATTTTCAGAACCTTCGACGAAAGTCTGTTTGTACTGCTGATTGTAAGCGATTGCGCCCGTTACAGTCTTGTAGTCATCGTTGTAAGCATCGAGCACCGAGGGAGGAACAAAGAGTTTGCACTGTTGATCGCGCAGATGCTCATCAGCAGCACGCCAAATCTTCTTCAGAATATCGACAGCATTAGTGGCGTCAATCTTTGTCACGTCAAGCTGCAGGAAATTACCTTTGCCGGCTGCGATATTACCCTTAGTAACCTCATCAGCCGTGATGGTATCGAAACCATTGAAGAGTTCAATAGTCTTTGTACCAGTGTCAGAACGCTTTGCTTTCCAAACGCTCTTATACAGGTTTTCCCCGACCTTTTTAGAGAGGAAATTCAGTGCAGTTCTCGTGATTTCAGTAGTTTTAAGTCCCTCGCCCTTGGTGAGCGCAGAACCATAAATTGACTGATAAACCGAGTTTGGTGAGAAGTTCTTGACAACGCTACCGAGGAAGGTGTAAAGTGTACGAGGTGTAATCTTTACATCCTCGTTATCCTCTCTACCTTCATCATAAGGCCCAAGCTGCATGTCACCGCTCAACTCACCGACAGTCTCCGAATAACGGATGCCGGTACGTAAGGTTACATGCTCAAGAAAACTGCCGAGTGCGAAGACCGGCATCATCAGAATTTCACGACGGTAGGATGCAGCGCTTTTAGCAAGTGCATCCGCTGTAATAGCAACTTTACCCATAGTTTAGAGGTCTTTAACGGTGTTATACATTTTACGAGCTTTGTCAATAAAACTCAATGACTCTTCCTCATTCTCGGTGTCAGCAGGCTTACCCTGCGTTTGCTCACCGGGAGATTTTGAAAGATTGTTCAACTTTTCATTCGCTGCAGCGAGGTCGGCATTAGCCTTATCCAACTGCTTTTGCAAATCGTCCTTAGCTGTGTTGGCAGCATCAAGGTCTTTCTGCAAAGAACCAAGACGGTCATCAACAGTCTTGATTTGGTCTTGCGTCAGACTGATGGACCCGTCCTCTGCAGGATTGAAACCATCTTTGACATTCAGCAAGTCCATGATGTTTTTGAAAATTTTAATCATGTTTTTTACAGAATTAGCGGGATTGTTAGAGAACATAGCCTTAATCGCCTCCACCGACTTCTGGATGAACGATTTAGTTGGATTTCCTTTCTCATCTGCTACTTCATCAGCGGTAGCAGTAGGGAAAGGAGGCAGACCAAATTCTTCGAATATATTATTAGTAAAATGGCTTCGAATGGAATTAGCCTTGCGGGCTTCATCAGCGTCCTCGCGGATATTATCTATAAGTCCGAATTCAAGTGCATCTTTAGGAGAAAGCCAAGCTGCCTTTTCCATTTTATTCATGCACTCTTCGACCGTCTTGCCATTACGCTTAGCATAAAGCGAAGCAATAACCTTATCTATTGTGTTAAGGTCATCACGCTCCTTCTTATACTTTGCTATCAACGCATCAAGCTGCTCTTTGTTTGCTGACTGCCACTCTATCACAGCGGTAGAAGCATTATGAATGAGCATCAGTGAACCGTTGCTCATATCGACAGATTTTGCGCCCATGGTCAAGAACGTTGCTGCGCTTGCGGTCATTCCAAGAATGTGAATATTCACTTTGCCATGATCCTTAATCATCTGATAGATTTCAAGACCGGCATCTACATAACCGCCCGGTGAAGAAACAGCAATATCTACCTCTTCTTCTTTGTGTTCATTCAGAAAGTCACGCACCATTTTAGCGGTCGTGCCTCGCTGACCTGTCCACCAATCGAACGCAACACCTATCTGCCCTGATATAATGAAATCATACTTCATAGTTTACCATTTGTTTGACACAAAGGTAAACCATGGAGCGTATGAATAAAAGTACCTTATAAGCGTACAAATGGGGGTAAATTTGTGCTTGTGTAAGCTATAATATAAGATGTAAGCTGACTATCAGATGCGCTTTCCGGATGATTTTCGGTGCGTGTAATGACGGCATAAGGACGTGAATCGGAACCAAGGACTATTTTTTTCCCGGAAATAGTTTCGCAAACAAAAACATACCTTTTTGAGCAATCTATATCCTCACATGTCTTCAGTGCAAGTTTGCTTGCATAGGTTCTGCAGCCGTCTTCAACCTTTTCTGTTACGGATAAAGCCGCTGGAGTCATGAGCTGCTGAAGATAATGCAACTCTCCCACAAAAGAGATATCTACCTCGCGCTCTTCCTTTCTTCTGTAACTTTTCAAATTACTCACTTCAAGTAACCCTACCCGATAAATATTATTCAATTCTGTCATAGTATGTAAATGTTTGCTAATGTATGTGTCTGTACGAATAGGTACGCATACGACGTATATGTACGCGCACGAAAAAAAAGAGGTATAACGTCGATTTATTTTTCTGTTAAAAAATTAAAAAGAACTTTCATAACGATTTTTTTCTGTTAGGTCAATATTATTTTTTGCATAAGCATTGCGCAATCTATACCAGCGCTGCCGAATAGTATCTGCATAATCAATAGCAATGCCGTGTTGTTCACACCAAGCATAAATTGCAGTCATCATATTACAACCAATATCGCTCATATCGCCGAGTTCTTTCCATAGTGCCCGTTTAAAAAGATACTCGCAGCATTCTTCAACAGCCTTTTTTCCTCGCGGGGTAAGGTAGTTGTAATAGCGAGCCGGTTTAGTGCTTGAGTCGGGGATAGAAATGGGAGTAAGGTCGGGCGTATCAACATCAGGAGTCTTATCGGCCGGCAGACGCATGACAAAGTGGTGAATAGTTGAGTTTTCGGGGCCTTTGTCAGGGAAGACTGCAGGGGCGCCAAAATCATGTTGAATAAACTGCTTCACAAAAGGTTTTAGTTTGATGTAAACTTTAAAATCACTCATATTTGTAAGATTTAGTGTTACAAAGATAGCAAAAATAGTTCTTAATCCTCTAATTCACAGCACTTTTCCTCGTATTCAAGGAAAATTAATCGAAAAACGGGTTTTATGGAGGATATATGCTTTTTGGCTACACACGGCACACACACTTACACACAAAAATATAACATTTTGATTATCAGTTAATTATGATTTTATCGATTTAAAATTAATGTGTGTAATTCCTAATTTTGTGTGTAAATAGGGTAAAAAAGCTTTGAAAAACAACCTTGTGTGTGTAAATGTGTGTAAAATGTGTGTAAATGTGGACTTTGTAAGTCATTGATAATCAGCGTGTGTGTGAGTGTGTGTGACGTGTGTAATTCATTCTTTTTTCAGCCGAAAAAGCGAAACACACACACGGTCAAAAAAAGGTCCGCGCTTCACAGCGCAGACCTCCCCAAAAAAATAATTATAACGTATAAAAGAATGTATGGAATTAGCTTATCATATTATTTAATTTGCTTGTTTAATCATTCATTACAATTCTTTCTCCCACCTTATGCTGTAAATAGGTAAGACTATCCACGTTAAACACTCTTACACCGTGCTTATTCGCAACATAGAATTTCCATTCAGATGGTATATATTCAGGTTCATGTCTCCTTGGATAAACAACAGGAACATACACATACGCCTCCTGTACGGTTTTTGCGTATTCATCGTCCATGTGCCCTGGAATAAATTCCTTGCACACTAAAAAACCTTTGAAAGGCTTAGGGTTACAGTCTGCTAAAATTGCTAATAGGCTGATTGAAATAAATAGTTTCTTTTTCATAATTCTTCTA